TTATATTATGGAACAGAAAATAGTGTAAGTGTTCCATGTTCCATGAAATTGGGAATAGGGGCTACGGATTGCCGAAAAAATTTTATTTACGAACTTGCGCCGTGCCATGAACGGCGTCTAACTTTGTCCGCTTAGCCCCTCTCGGAAAACGTGGAACATTGGAACAAACCGTGTTTTTGTTTTATTTATCAAAGGCTTGCGTGTTCCAGAGGCTTGGAACACGTGCGGAACAGAATCGGAACAAAAAATGCTTGACCCGCGAAATCTTTTCTGGTAGCCTTGGGTACCCAAGGCGGTCGATAAAGTTTTCGGTCTGACACTGTCAGAACTTTGCGCTTTTCCATTTTCCTCGCGCAACGGCCTTCGCCATACGCTTTTGCCTTGCCCATAGGCTTTACCCTTTTCCCTAGGAACTGGTATCTATAGAACTGGTATCTATAGAACTGGCTTCGTAAAAACTGGTCTCGCGGCGTGAACCAGAGGTTGTTCGGGCGTAAAAAAACCCCGCCAAGCGTGAGCCTGACGGGGTTGTGGTTTAGAAATAGAACTCGTGTTGTTTGGGCGCGTCTACGAAATCGAATTCCCATCGAGTCGGTAATTCCAACTTGGTGAGTTCTTTCGCCCAGTAAAACGCTTGGTTAAACGAATCGAACTCCGAACAGAATTCGATCATGCTGCCATGTTCATCCATGCGAGTGTGGAACACTTTGTAGATGATCATACTACCACCACCCGTTCGGACGTAACCGAAACTTTGCACTCCACGCCGCCGGGAACACGCCGCCCGAACATATCGATATGTTCATTTCCCCATCGCGCCATGTATCGACTGGCCGACTTGATCGCGGCTTGCATAGCCGCCTCACGATCTCGAAAGAAAACCGGGATAGTGTAAGTGTCTTGGATTTCTGGACGATAATCGTCGCCCCATGTAGGGTCCGACACGGTAACATGCGCTCTGAACATTTTACGCATAACAATCTCCCCTGATAGTGTAAGAGCAGGGGCGGCTTGCGCCGCCCCGCCCCGTTAGGTTTAGCCGAGTAATGACTTGCGGAACGCTGCCAGAGCCTTCTTCGCGCCGTCGTTTGTGGCGACCTTGCGACCGTCCGTTCGTGCCTTGCCCAACTTGGCAATCATCGGCTTCGCGAGACTATCGACCCACTCATCAACCGACTGAGTAGCACCGCGACCGCCAGATCGTTCGACGAACTCCGCTTCAAAGAACCGACCCCACGCCTTCGTCGCCGTGTTGGTTATGGTTTTGCGCGTAGACTCTACGAACCGACGCAGCCCCATCGGGTTATCGGTCATGCTCGGCAACTTCGCGAGACTCGCCCGATCCATCGCAACCGCGTTACGACCCGTGAGCACGAAGTTCGCCGGACGCTCGTTTTTACCATTTGTAAACACGCTCGGTACGTGGAACTCATCGTCTCCCGACTTGTGCAGCGGACGGTCATACTCGGAACCCTCGGTCAGCGACATAATCGCCGCAGCCATGAACAGGTTCCGCGCTTCCTCGCACGCTTCGGACTCGCGATCCAACGCACCCGACTCGGTGCGCGGGAAATCCGCAGTTAGCCTTGCGAACTCGCCCCGATACTTTGACCACTTCGTGCGATCCGCACGAGTATGGCCGCCGACCTCGCGACCGAGTCCAGAAATCCCGTCAGCGATGGACGGGGCCAGTACGGATTTAACGGTATCCGCGACCGTGTTGGCTTGTGCCATGGTAGTGACAACTCCACCGGAAAGAATCGCGCCGGTTTCGCGACACCGAACAACACGTCCGATGTAATTCCATTATACCACACTACGATCCTGACAGTGTCAGACCAGACGGCAGGCAAAAAATGGCGCGAACTCAAGCCCACACAATAGTGCTAGTCCTCAACCTAGACGACCCCACCCGTACCCACCCATGTCGCTAGGTTTAGGAGTCCCGCACAAAACTCTATACATACTATTCCACACAAATCTCCCCCACATTTCTCCAATGTTCGTACCCCACCCCCCTTCATATAGAAAACCCCCCCTTGATGGAACCTTAAGATTCCTTTATAAATTCCGCACTACTTGGGTTGAGGCCCATGCAAATACTTGTGCCGTACATCGAAGACAACATTCCGCTCCCCGCTAGCGCGGCTGAAGCGTTGCCGGAGTTAACTCCGGCTGAAGAACTAAGCATGCGGGTACGTACTATAAAACTCGTATCTGATCTAACAGGCCAGCCCATCATCCCGACTAGCGAAGAGAAGGACGCTGCCGAGGAAATGGCTAGAAAAATGATGGAAGATCCTGATGCACGGCCTGAATATGCCCTGCACTCGGACGAGTTCACTGCGTATTTATCGGGTCTGGTCTACCGTTCTAACGGTGCTATTGTCAAAGAATTAGCCGATCTTAAAAACTATGTCATAAATAAACTCGTATACGAGATTGAGCATACTAAAGATAATAAGTTAAAGATGCAGGCGGTAGCCAAACTGGGCGAGATTGACGGCGTGGACGCATTTAAGCGTCGAACTGAGACCACGCACGTTATTAAGCCCATCGAGGAAGTTGAAAAAGAACTTCTGCAGGTACTGGAGGGTATTGAGTACAGCGTAGTTGGTGAAAGTAATAACAATATAAACCCCGAAGATTACTTACTGCCTGATGAAACTTCCCCAACTAACTCCTGAAAAACTCAAAGCGCTGCGTATGGCGTTGCCAACGATGCCCGATGAGCAGAAACGGCGCACGTTGGAGTTGTTAAAGACGTATCAAACTGAGCGTACCCGTGCCGTTGGCAAGGATTTTTTCTTAGATTTTATCGCTCACGTGTATCCGGGCTACAAAGTAGGGCCGCACCATAGAAAATTGGCTGGAATTTTTGAAGATATTGCTGCAGGAGCGCGAAAAAGGGTCATCGTCAACATCGCGCCTCGTCATGGCAAGTCGGAAATGATCAGTTACCTCGCTCCGGCATGGTTTTTAGGCAAATTCCCGCATAAAAAGGTCATCATGGCCTCACATACCGCCGATTTGGCGGTCAACTTTGGCAGAAGGGTGCGTAATCTTGTTGGCTCAGACCTTTATCATGACATTTTCCCGACTGTTGAGCTTCAAGCTGATAGTAAGAGTGCTTCTCGTTGGGGTACTAACTTTAATGGTGAGTATTTTGCTATTGGTGTTGGCGGTGCTTTGGCCGGTCGCGGCGCTGATCTTTTCATTATTGACGACCCTCATTCTGAGCAGGAAGCGAAGCAAGGCAGAGCCGACGTATTTGAGCCAGCATGGGAGTGGTTCCAGTCAGGCCCAGTCCAAAGATTGATGCCGGGTGGTGCCATTATCGTCGTAATGACTCGATGGTCAAAGATGGATTTGACCGGCAAGATCGTAGACCACATGACTAAGAACGAGGACGCGGATCAATGGGAATTGGTCGAGTTTCCCGCTGTTCTCAACGACAAACCGCTTTGGCCTGACTTCTGGACACTGGAAGAACTGCTTGCCAAAAAGGCGAGTATGGATGTGCGCTATTGGCAGGCACAGTACATGCAGCAGCCGACCTCAGAAGAAGGTGCCTTGCTCAAACGAGAATGGTGGCAGGTGTGGGAGAAGGAGGATCCGCCCCCTTGCGAACACATTATTATGAGCCTCGACGCCGCTCAAGAAAAGACTAACCGCTCTGACTTTAACGCCCTGACTACATGGGGGGTCTTCTTTAACGAGGAGACTAAGAACTATAACCTAATCTTGCTGAACGCCATCAAAGAGCGGCTTGAGTTCCCTGAACTGAAGGCGATGGTGCTGGAGGAGTACAAAGACTGGAATCCTGATTCATTTATTGTGGAAAAGAAGTCCAACGGTGCGGCGCTTTATCAGGAGATGCGCCGCATGGGTGTGCCGCTTAGCGAGTTTACCCCGTCCAAGGGGCAGGACAAGATCAGTAGAGTAAATGCTGTGTCAGACTTGTTTGCTGCGGGTATAGTCTGGGTACCCGATAGGCGCTGGGCGCGAGAGGTCGTCGAGGAGTGTAACGACTTCCCATCCGGCGCGAACGATGACTTAGTGGACTCAACCACGCTGGCGCTTTTGCGGTTCCGTCAAGGCG